GTAATAATTCTACTTGATATGCGGTTAGGTTGCTACCACATACTGCTACACTTATATCATTATCAAAACCAAAATAAGATTGATATAATAAACAACTTTTCTCACCTTCAAAGATAATTGCTTTTTTATATTTTCTTATATTGTTTTTACTATTATTTAAATTGTATAAATTAAAACCTAATGGGTGATTATACATTTGATAATTTAATATTGCTGGTTTATATTTCCCATTAGCTTCATCTTCTTTAATTAATGTTCTTTCTCTAATACCAACAAGGCGGCCATCTATATTATAATGCGGGATTACAATACCCCATAATACTGGATCAAACGCAATTCCGCATCTATCCATAACCTCTTGAGATATACCTTCTTTTAACCACATAGGTATTCTTGGTCGAGGTAAATATTTTAAAATTTTATCATCATAAATTTTTACTTCTACTTTACGTTCTTCTTTTTCTTGTGCTTCTGATTTAGCATAATTATTTAAAATTTGCCAATCAGAAGGTTCATCACTATCATTTGTAAAATTATTTGCGGAAATTGCTATTCCAAAAAAATTTGCTACAAATTGAATAGCTTGATATAAAGTAATTTCTTTACCTTGCACTTGTTGATTTTTAATAATTAAATCATATATATCAAAAATGTCAGAACATTCTGTATAGCAACGAAATAATTTTGTGTTATCATAATAATATAATTTATGACTTTCGCCTCCATGACAGATTGTTCTGCACATTAATAATTCGCCTTTTTCGATCGGATCTCCACCTAATGCAAAGACCAAATCTTTTACTTGTTCAATAGTTAAACTATTTTTTAAGTTTTCAGACATTTCTTTTAAATTATCCATTTCCGCCACTTCCCTTTATAATTATATTATAACATAATTATTTAATATAATCAATATTAGAAAGCAGAGGCTTGAAGTTTTGGGTTAACATTTATCTTAAAGTCTGGTAAATCTATTAACTGATAATTATAATCAGTTGCAAACATTGGTATAACGCGGCAGGTGCCTTGATCAGCTTTACACCATAATAAGATATCTTTATATTGACCTCTACGATTTTTATATACAGATATTTTTATTGCAGGTTCTTCATATTTAAATCTCATTATAACTTCTTTTAAAGCATCTTTATCTTCTTTACTTGTCTTAAGCATAATCATACCTAAGTCAATTTTATCTGCAATAGATTTAGCACCACGCAATAAGTTTTGGTCATATTGTTGAGCAGTTAAATAATCAGCATTTAATTGAGTTGCTGTCATAATAAATACTCCATATTCATTACACATATCTTTTAATTTAATAGAAATCATAAATAATACATTATCTTCTCTTAAACCTTTAATACCTGTTTTAGAAGTAACTTCACTAAGTATCTTCATTGATGTATGTAAGTAATCGAAGAATACATATCTTACTCCCCACTCATGAATACTAAATTTGATAGTGTTTTCAATATCTTTAATAGAGAAATCTGGAAGTTTTTTGATATAGATTGGACATTTAGAAATTAGCTCTGCCGCATATCTAACTCTTTCTAATTCTCCTTCTTCATAAGCATTATAAACAATATGACTTTCATTTACACCTGATAAGAAAGCTAACATCATAGTTTGAATTTCATCTATTTCTTGTTCTGTTGTAATAAATATAGTTGGTTCTTTTGTACCATTTTCAATTCATGCTTGTTTTTCAGTATCATATATTTTATCACAAGCAATAGCACAAGCATCAGCAATCATACTTCTTGTTTTACCAACACCTGTTGCGGCAGATCGTAGATAAAATTTCTTCAATCTAGCTCCTCTTGTTATTGTATTAATTAATGGGCCATACATTGGATAACCAATCTCAGGTCTTTTTTGAAGACTCTCGATAAGTTCTGTCATACGATCTCCCGCCTGTACAAAATCTTCATTTGAGTCATCAACATATTTCATTCTAATTTCAGATATTTTTTTATCTATTAAATCAGCAATTTCATCTAAGGAAGCATTGTCTAACCAATCTTCTTGTACTTGCTTCTTTTTTGCATCTAATATATTATCAACATCATAAAGCCAAGATAAATCCATTCCCGCATTGTTATACATACGAAGTAATGTCATTTTTTTAACTCTTTGATAATAATAATCAAATGTTGATAATTGAATATTTTCACTTATTTTTTGTAAGTATTCTGCACCTTTATAACTTTTATATACTGCTAAACTTTTAGGTCTATCTTTAAGATAATCTTCAATAGCATTAACATTAACTTCTTTTGCTCCAAGAGCATGAAGATTATATATAGAACCAAATAATATTTTATGAAATTCTTCAGTAAAGTCATCTTCATTAAAGAAATATTTTTCGTCATCTAATAAAGAAACATTTTGATAAATACAACCTATAACTTGAATTGTTGCTGATATGTCTGTGTATTTTTTCATTATGTACCCTCCTAATTATCATCATCTAGATGAAATAATCTTCTAGTTTGCGTTGTTACTCGTGGAGATGCTATCTCAACCTCTTGAACAATAGGTTTATGTAAAGGTGCATTATCATTAACTAGCTTTGCTAAATATAATGTATAGTAATATTTCTCTGCATCTTGATAAACATATGGAACTATACCAATTCCATTTTGTGCAAGCTCAGTTGTATGTCCTTTAATTTCATACCACCAGTATAGAGTTTTAAGAATTCCTGTGTAAGTATAATTATAATCTTGATGGAATTCTTGAATTTGTTTTCTCATTTTAATATTTAAGGTTTTAATACCGAATAATTTCTTTATATATGTTTCTAAGTTTGCATAATCTTTTTCATCTTGCGGGATTGCGGCGTCTACTCGCTCGACACACGCCTTGTGCGCATATCGGCGGCCGCCCACTTCTATAAAAGGTTCAATATCTCTATTAAATTTTTCACCGCAGTATTTACAAATTACAAAATGTGCTGCCATAATTCATCAACCACTTTCTTAAAAAATAAAAAGAGAAGATATAAGTTTTTTAAATGTTATACTTATATCTTCTCATCTCCTTTTATCTCACTAAATCTTCAAGTTCTAATACTATTAAATTAAGCATTTCAACTTGGTCTCTTGTGCAATTACTTGCTTTTTTGCCTTTACCTAAATATTTCTCTGTTATTTGAGTAATTTTAGGAGCCCATACTGTAGCCATAGCTTCATCTGAGCCAGCCTTTGCAGAAATCTTACCAATTACATCTTCAAAGTTTTTCATAACTTTATCAAAATCTAATTCTTCTGCTTTTACTTCTGCTCTTTCATTTGTAATGAATTGAGCACCTTTTTGTTTAGCTTCTGCATCAATAGCATCATTAACTGCTTTTGCTAAACTTTCATAATCAGCAGGTATTTCTTCTACCATATATTTGAAGCGGCAACCGCATGCAACAGATCCATCCTGAGAACGTAATCTAATTTTAGCAACAGAGTTACCATCTGTATTATCAATATACATATAACCATAAAGGTCAGCCATATTTTCAATAATACGATTATAAGTATCAGAAATAGAAGGTCTAATTATTGAGAACTCAGAACCATCAATTTTCTTAAAACTGCCTTCTTTATAATGAGCTATAAAACAAACAGCATAACCTAATTGAGTGATTGTTCTAAATACATCTTCAAATTCTTTTTTCAATAGAGTCCAACCTTGACCATAAGGGATTTCACCAATAGCATTAACGCCATTTTGACCACAAATATATTTTTCACAATAAGTTGCGGCGATATCAACAGTATCTATAATAACTGTTGAGAATTTTTCCTTAACTTCAGGTTTTTTTAACTCTCTAACAACTTGTTTAATATCTGACCAAGACATGATATCTTGTGCCATAATTCCAGCTAAAGCATTATACCCGCGTTCAAAAGCAAGTAATAATGGTTTAGGCATTCCTGCACCTAGAGTTGTTTTACCAACTTTTGGAGCTCCATAAATATATGTAATATAACCACTTAAATCTCTACTTATTTGATGTGGTTGTATTTCTAATAAATTAATTGCCATATGTATTCCTCTCTTTCTTTAATTGAATAATAGGCGGAAATGCATCTCCGCCTTATTATCTATTTATTAAAAATTAAATGTTCCTGTTGCTACGCTTACAGGTGAAGTAGGTTGACTACTAGATGTTGCAGCACCAGTTGCTTCTTTTTGAGCTCTATAATCCTCGTTACGTTTCTTTGTATCAGCTAACATTAATTCTCTATCTTGAGCTGCTTTTGTTACTTCAGCACTAGTTAAAACTGTTTCATCTTCGAAATCATATGGTACTTTTGAAGTTCCTGTAATAACCCATTGTCTAATTTTTCTTTCATAAGTTCTTACAGCTTCTTCACCAAATGCAGTTTCTTCTTTAACTTCTTGTTTATTTGAACCACAATAAATTCTACCCCATACTTTTGTGAATACAGGATTACCTTGAGTTGCTCCTAAACCTTCAAAATATTCCATACCTTCATTTGTTTTAACAACAAAATCAACTGGTAATAAGTTATTTCTAAAGTTGAATACAGCTCCTTTTACTGTTACTAAAGTTTCAGAGTTTGCTACATCTGGATCTGCTTCTGTTCTAATTGCAGAAGTTATTAACATATCCATTGAGAATGTATTTCTTTCATTTTCAGGTGCTAATGCATTAATTATTGTTACAAAACCACCTTCATTTACTTTTGTTGAAACAAGTCTATCATCTTGTGTATAGAAATCATTTAATGCTAATGCAGTGTCTACTCTAACTTTTAAAGCATCATCTGCTCCATTAGCAATAACTGTTTTACCTTCATCAATAATTTTCTTTAAATTTGTGTAAGTTGCATTTTTATTTCCAGAATTAGTTGTTTCAGTTACATATGTAAAATGAACTGGGATAACATTTAGACAATCATCATCTACTGCGATTTCTAAATTACCTGAAATAAAAGTCTTACCATAATTTTGAGAATCTTTATTTTGAACTGTCTTTTCTACTAAATTATGTTGATATACTCTTCCTTCAATTCTTTCTGTGTTAATCATTTTTTTCATAACTTTTTCTCTCCTTTTTCTTTTTTAACTCAAAACTATATATAATTATTATATCAAAAATTTTTCTAGTTGTCAAGTTGAAGCGCATCTCCGCTAAGTGTTATACCGTATGATACTGGAGACAAGCCTTTCTTTTCTGCATATCCTTGATTAATAAGTTTTTTAATAGAACCAGATACTGAACGAGGCGCCATTCCACAAAGTTCTCCTAATTGCTTAGAAGTAAATACATTCATATATTTTTCTTTATTATCTTGCATAGCTTTTAATATTGCTTTACCTTTTTCAGTAAAAGTATTACTTTCTTTATTTTTTAAGTCGTTATAAAATTCAATAGCTTCAGGACTTAAATATTGAGTAACATTTTCTAATTCTTTTAAAAATTCATTCATTGTCATATTATCTTTCTTCCCTTTCTAGTTTAAAATGTTTTCTACATATCTCATTACATATTCTAAGTTTAACTGCATCTTCTGTTGATATATACCAACTATGAGACATATGTTTATTTAATTGAGTTTCTTCTATATCTGTTTTTTCAATTAACATTCTTTTTAATTCATTATGTATTACTGATAAACAATCTTTCATAGTATAGAATTGAGAATCAGTAGGGTTTAAATCATATGGTGTCAAATCAAAATCTGTTGGATCGAAATGAAATACACCCATTGGATAACAATATCTCTTATGTCCAGCTAAATATACAAATAATGCGGCCATACCTACCACTCCAGTATTAAAAGTATAAACTGGAGTTTTTGACATTTTTATTGCATCTAAAATAGTTGTGATAGTAGGTAATGTACCATTATCACAATTAATATAAATTTTAATTGGTTCTCTATCTTGAACTGCAATAGCATCATCTAAGAGATTTCAAACTCTAATTTGACCATCTATCATATTAGCAAGACCAACTGAAATATTATCAATAAAAATTTCTCTGTTATTTAATTTATAAGTTTCAAATTCTTCTAATTTATTAATTACAGTATTATCTTTTTTATTCCATAACATTTTAATTACTCCTTTTTCTTTTATATAATAATTATATCATTTTTATTTTTATAAATCAAATTAAAATGTTTTATTTCCGCTTGTAGAATTATAACCATAGTTTTTACTATCATATGTGTTTATATAAAAAGCCTCTTTTTCATTTAATTGTGCGGCGGGACATTGCTCCAATAGCTCGAAA